CTACTTTGTTTGGTGGTACTTGGTCACAGCTTAAAGAGAGATTTTTACTTGGAGCAGGTGACACTTATTCCAACGGTGCCACAGGAGGTGTTGCTACGGTTACACTTACCACTTCACAGATTCCATCACATACCCATACATTTACGGGTAGTAGTGCAACCACATCAAGTGACTCACATACCCATACTGTACCGAATACAAAAGGTGATAACAGTGGTAGTGGTAACAAGTGTGAAAGCTGGGCAAGTGCATCAGCATCAGGAAGAACGGTTACGACATCAAGTGACGCACATACTCATACATTGACAGCTAAAGGTACAAACTCAAGTACCGGAGGTGGAGGTTCACATACCAATATGCCACCTTACCTGGTTGTTTATATGTGGAAGAGAACAGCATAAATATTTTGATTACGACAACTGCAAAGGTAGTTGTTTTTTTATTACTCATTTTTAAGAAACGGAGGAAAAAATGATGAAGGAATTTTGGAACACAATTCAGATTATCTTTACGGGAGTCGGAGGTTGGCTTGGATATTTCCTGGGTGGCTGTGACGGACTTCTGTATGCACTGGTAGTTTTCGTTGTTGTGGATTACATCACAGGTGTGATGTGTGCCATCAATAACAAGACTTTATCTAGTGCGGTGGGATTCAAGGGAATCTGCAGGAAGGTGCTTATTTTCCTGTTAGTAGGAATTGCAAACGTACTGGATGTTCAAGTGATCGGCACAGGTAGTGTCCTTAGAACTGCAGTAATTTTCTTCTACATTTCTAATGAAGGTATCAGCCTTTTAGAAAATGCAGGACACCTCGGACTTCCTATCCCAGAAAAAATCAAGGTCGCGTTAGAACAGCTTCACGACAGAGCAGAAAAAGAAACGGAGGTAAAATAATATGGCTTATACAAACAGTTCATTAGTATCGTACACAAAATTAAGTCCGAACCACTCGGGCAAAAGAACTCATTCAATTGACAGAATCACGCCTCACTGTGTAGTGGGGCAGCTTTCTGCAGAAAGCATCTGCGGATGTTTTACAAGCACATCAAGACAGGCAAGCTGTAACTATGGTATTGGTACAGACGGCAGAGTATCCCTTTGCGTAGAAGAAAAGAACCGTTCATGGTGTTCTTCAAGTAATGCTAATGACCAGAGAGCAGTAACTATCGAATGTGCAAGTGATATGAAGGCACCATATGCTATGAACAGCAAGGTGTATGAATCGCTTATCAAATTATGTACAGATATCTGCAAGAGAAATGGTAAGAAGAAACTGTTATGGCTTGGTAGCAAGAGTAAGGCTCTTAATTACTCACCAAAGTCTGATGAAATGGTGATTACCGTTCACAGATGGTTTGCTAACAAGTCCTGCCCAGGTGATTGGTTATATTCAAGACTTGATGATCTGGCAGAAAAGGTTACTAAAAATCTGTCTGGTACAACAACATCTACAACCACAACTACTACAAAGAACGATACGCTTTACCGTGTACAGGTCGGTGCGTATTCTGTAAAAAATAATGCTGATGTTCAGCTTAAGAAAGTAAAGGCTGCAGGCTTTGATACTTACATGGTCAAAGTAGGTGGCCTTTATAAAATTCAAGTTGGTGCATACAGTAAAAAGGAAAATGCCGAAGCTATGCAGAAGAAACTGAAAGCAAAAGGCTTTGATGCTTTCATTACTACACAGAGTGGTAGTGCCGTGACAACTACATCAAAGAAGTCCATTGATACCATTGCCCGTGAAGTTATTCGAGGTGATTGGGGAAATGGTGCGGAAAGAGAAAAGAAACTCAAAGCGGCTGGATATGACTATAATGCTGTGCAGAAAAGAGTAAATGAATTACTGTAAAAAGAATGCCTACCAGGATTTAATCGTCCCGGTAGGCACTATTTTTTTATTCACGAACAGGTAAGTAAAAAGCTTCAAGTTCAATCTTATCATCTATGAAATCGAATTGAACCCAGTAATCTCTGACAAAGTATCCTCTATAGAAATCCTGCATGGAATATACTTCTAAAGTTTCGAAGTCGATTAAGCATAGTGGAATAGTTTCTTTCTTTTCTTCACCTTTTTTATAGGAATGTTCTAATACTTCTGCTACCTTGGGCAGACAATCTGAACAGAGATTTTTCTCAAGATTATTCGTATCAAGACGAACATCCTCTTTTAATGTGATTTCTATATCAGCCATGCCACGAGCTGGGTTGCTGTCTACGGTATATTTCACATTATCAAGATTGGTGCTGCGGATAGAGATATTACCACCATTTGTTATTTCTTTTCCGACTTCATCATATTCCTTAAGTCCAAGATCGATAACGTAGCAATCATTAAGTGAAATGATGCCTATAGTATCAAACTTTCTGTAGTAAGGCATAAGACTCATTTCAGGACTTCCACAGATAAAGCAGTCTTCTTTATTAGTAATCTTTGATTTTAAGTCATCGTATGTAACATCGACATATTCCACAGGGGTGTATTCGTTTTCTTCCTTTTCTTCCATTCTGTTATAAATCTGAAAAACGAGCAGACCCGCAAGAAGTACGATGATGAGAATCGCAAATCCCTTCCATAGATAGTCTTTTCTTATTTTTATATATTTATCGTCCATGACTGACCTCCGAATAAAATTTGTCTTTTTAGTATACCATAATAATGGTCCTAAGTATGAACTGGACTAGTACTAGTCCCATTATATCAGCATTAGTCGATATGATAAAGAAGAAATCGGACTAGATTGAGTCCACAAAATAGGGGACTATTATGGAACAGAAAATAAAGCAGAAAGGCATCGATATCGGTGGAAATATCCGGAGAGTACGAACGGAAAAAGGTCTGGGACAGACAGAACTGGTAAGGATGCTGCAATTAAAGGATATAGATATAACGAGAGAAACGCTTGTGAAGATTGAAAGAGGTATTCAACATATCACAGGTTCACAGTTACGTGGAATCAAAGAGTGTTTGGACACAAGCTATGATGAGTTGCTGAAATAAAACTGAATAAGAATTGATATAAACCTTGTCGAAATGATGAGGTTTATTTTTTGTTGATTAAGAAGGAAAAAGTGCTAAAATTATAAAGAATAGCAAAGAAGAAAATTTGAAGTTTTAGGTGAGAGGATATGAAAAACATATATATAATCGGCGGAACAATGGGAGTCGGCAAAACTGCTGTTAGCCAGCAACTGAAATCTGATTTACCCAATAGCGTATTTCTTGATGGGGATTGGTGTTGGGATGCAAACCCTTTCCACGTAACCAATGAAACCAAAGCAATGGTAACAGATAATATTTGTTACTTACTAAACAACTTTTTACATTGCTCTGCTTATGAAAATGTGATTTTCTGCTGGGTAATGCATCAACAGTCCATTATAGATTCTATCTTGGAAAAATTGGATACACAAAACTGTGAGGTGAAATGTGTTTCACTTATTGCTGATGAAGCCAATTTGCGAAGGAGTCTGACTAAAGATGTAGAAAAAGGTATTCGTTCCGAGGATGTGATTGAGAGAAGCGTAGCAAGAATCCTGATGTACGAAACACTGAATACGATAAAAATAGATACTAATGAAAAATCTGTATCTATGATTGCAAATGAAATCGAGCAGTTATGATGCTGCAAAAACCGTTTGTAGGGAACAGAAACTTTCAGTTTGTAGATTTAATTTAATATATAGAAGGTGAATAGCCTTACCGCTTATGAAAAGTGGTAGGGTTATTTTTTTTTGAAATTTTTTATGAAAAACGTCCTTTTGACCGTCCCCAACTGGCTACCTAATAGAAGGTAACAAAACAATAAGCCTTCGGAAAAGAGGTAAAGACGATGAAACATAACTTAAAGATTAGTGTTTCAAAAGTTCCGCAGACGGGCGGAGTTGTTACTTGCCGCAATGTGAATGTAAGGGAAAGATTCCTTCGTTTGCTGTTCGGAAGAAAGCAGAAGGTCACAATCCTTATTCCAGGTGACAGTATCAGTGAAGTTTCCATTTGTGAGTCAGAAGGAGGTGTGAATATTGAATAAGGTAAAGCTGATTGTTGACGTAGCACAGCAAGTGCTGAAAGTGGTCGAAGACCTTCGTTCTTTATCTGACAGTGTCCAAGTGGTATGCAATACCGTACTGGAAGGTCTGTCAGAAGAACCAAAGGCAAAAGCCCTTCCGGAAAAGAAAGTAGAGCCAACCATTTCTCTTGAAAAGGTGCGTGGGGTTCTTGCAGGAAAAAGCCAGGCAGGGTATTCAGCAGAAGTCAGAGCAATCGTATCCAAGTATGGTGCAAGCCGTCTTAGTGATATCGATCCAAAAGACTATGCTGCAGTATTAAAAGATGCGGAGGCGATTGGAAATGAGTAGTCATGCAATTTTATCGGCATCAGGTTCACACAGATGGCTGAACTGCACACCATCGGCAAGACTGGAACTGGAATTTGAATCCCAGACATCCGAGGCAGCCAAAGAAGGAACTGCAGCACACGCCCTTTGTGAACACAAACTTAAGAAAGCTCTGAAGATGAGAAGCAGACGTCCGGTATCGGATTACAACTCCGATGAGATGGAAGAATGCACTGATTCTTACGCAGAGTATGTCATGGAGCAGTACGAAGAGGCAAAGAAGTCTTGTAAAGACCCTATCATCCTCATTGAGCAGAGACTTGATTTCTCATGCTATGTGCCGGATGGCTTTGGTACGGGAGACTGCATCATCATTTCAGATGACACTCTTCACATCATCGACTTCAAGTACGGACTTGGGATTTTAGTAGAGTCTGAAGAAAATCCACAGATGATGCTATATGCTCTCGGTGCCCTTGAAATCTACGATGCACTCTATGACATCAAGACAGTGTCGATGACAATCTTTCAGCCTAGAAGGGAAAACATCAGCACTTGGACGATTCCAATCGAACAGCTGAAGTCCTGGGCAGAGGAAGAACTAAAGCCAAAGGCACAGATGGCCCACAATGGAGAAGGTAAGTATATCCCAGGCGAATGGTGTACATTCTGCAGAGCTGCTACAAAGTGCAGAGCAAGAGCAGAAGAAAAACTAAAACTGGCAAGACACGAATTCAAACTCCCACCGCTTTTGACAGATGCGGAGATTGAAGAAGTACTTGAGATTCTGCCTGATCTGACCAAATGGGCAAATGAAATCACGGCTTATGCTACAGAGGCTGCAGTAAACCACGGAAAAGAGTGGAGTGGCTTTAAGGTAGTAGAAGGACGTTCCGTTCGTAAGTATCGTGATGAAGTAAAAGTAGCTGAAACCGCAAAGGAACATGGCTACACAGATATTTACCGTCAGTCACTCATTCCTATGACAGAGATGCAAAAGCTGATGGGCAAATCAACCTTTGAGGAAATTCTCGGTGACCTCATTTACAAACCACCGGGCAAGCTGACTCTTGTACCAAACACGGACAAGCGTCCAGCAGTAAACGTATCAAACGCAAAAAACGAATTTAACGAAATTATGGAGGATTAAAATTATGGCTAATATTAATAGAACAAAAGTAGTAACAGGTGTAGATACAAGATTATCTTATTTCCACGGATGGGAACCAGTTTCCATTAACGGCGGTGCAGAAAAGTATTCCGTTTCCGTACTTATTCCAAAGACAGACACAGAAACAGTAAATGCAATCAATGCGGCTATCGATGCTGCAATCGAAGATGGTATTGCAAAATTCGGTGGTAAGAAACCTAATAAGGCAGCTATCAAGTTACCTTTAAGAGATGGTGACATCGAACGTGATGATGAAGCTTACAAAGGACATTACTTCATCAATGCTAACAGCACAACAGCACCACAGATCGTAGACCGTGCAGTAAAACCTATCCTTGATAGAGGAGAAGTGTATTCCGGTTGCTATGCGAGAGTTTCTCTTAACTTCTACGCATTCAACTCCAACGGAAATAAGGGAATCGCCTGTGGTCTTGGTAATATTCAGAAAATCCGTGACGGAGAATCTCTTGGTGGTAAGACTTCTGCAGCAGATGACTTCGGAACAGTAGCTGACGATGACTTCTTAGCATAAGGAGGACACTACCATGACTGAAGTACAGAACTTTATGCTTGTTGTCTGTTTCGGTTCTACGATGGGATTCTTGATTGCATCTGTCGGTATGATGGTTGCTGATGGTATCCATCGTCTGAAAGAAAAGAGACGCAAGAAGAAGGAACAGAAAAAAGAAGAATAATCAGTTTAGGGCGGTATGGGGGAATCCTGTATCGCCCGTTTTTTATTGGAGGTAGTGAATGAAGAATTTAGAAATTGATATCGAAACATATTCTTCTGCCAATCTTTCCAAGTCAGGTGTGTACCGTTATGTGGAGTCACCAGACTTTGAGATCATACTCTTTGGTTACAGTATTGACGGCGGAGAAGTGAAAGTAGTTGACCTTGCCTGTGGGGAGACTATTCCAAAAGAAGTATATGACGCCTTGGAAGATGACTCCGTTACCAAGTGGGCCTTTAATGCACAGTTCGAAAGAATCTGTCTGTCGAAGTTCCTGGGGTATAAGCAAGGGACATATCTTGAACCGGATTCATGGAAATGTTCGATGGTATGGTCTGCCTATATGGGACTTCCATTATCACTTGAAGGTGTAGGTGTGGTATTAGGACTTGAAAAACAGAAACTTACAGAGGGAAAAGAGCTTATAAAATACTTTTGCACACCGTGTAATCCTACGAAATCTAATGGCGGCAGAACAAGAAACCTGCCGCAACATGATATGGAAAAGTGGGAACGCTTTAAAGCATATAACATCCGTGATGTTGAAGCAGAGATGCAGATTCAGAGCAGACTACAGAAATTCCCTGTGCCTGACTTTGTTTGGGAGGAATACCATCTTGATCAGGAAATCAACGACAGAGGAATCAAGGTTGATATGGATTTTGTAGAGAAGTGCCTTGAAATTGATAAGGTGTCCCGTGAAAGCCTTATGACCAAGATGCAAGTGCTGACAAGTCTGACGAATCCCAATTCAGTAGTGCAGATGAAAGGGTGGTTGTCAGATAACGGAATCGAAACAGATACTCTTGGCAAAAAGGCTGTTGCAGCACTCATTGATGAAGTTCCGGATGAGATGTCAGAGGTTCTTGCTTTAAGACAGAAACTTGCAAAGTCATCGGTACGTAAGTACCAGGCAATGCAGAACTCTGTGTGTGAAGATGGCAGGGTAAGAGGAATGTTTCAGTTCTATGGTGCCAACCGCACAGGTAGATTTGCGGGAAGACTTGTACAGTTACAGAACCTTCCACAGAATCATATGGAAGATTTGGCTGAAGCAAGAGGTCTTGTAAAAAGTGGTGACTATGATTCGCTTGACCTTTTATACGATGATATTCCGGATACCTTATCACAGCTGATTAGAACAGCATTCATTCCGACGGTGAACGAATCGTTCATCGTTGCAGACTTTTCTGCTATTGAAGCCAGAGTCATTGCGTGGTTTGCGGGTGAATCCTGGAGAGCAGATGTATTTGCAAAGGGCGGAGATATCTACTGTGCATCGGCAAGTCAGATGTTCGGTGTTCCGGTTGAAAAGCATGGAGTGAACGGGCATCTTCGTCAGAAGGGCAAGATTGCGGAGCTTGCATTAGGATACGGAGGTTCGGTAGGTGCCTTAAAAGCTATGGGTGCTCTTGAGATGGGACTTACGGAAGAAGAACTCCCAGAACTTGTTTCAGCCTGGAGAAGTTCAAATCCGAATATCGTTAGATTCTGGTGGGATGTTGATAATGCTGTAAAAAAGGCTATAAAGGGAAAGACTACCACAGCAACGCACGGTGTTCACTTTTCTTGCAGAAGCGGAATGCTGTTTATTACCTTACCATCCGGCAGAGTCCTTTCCTATGTAAAACCGCGCATGGGAGAGAATAAGTTCGGTGGTGAGTCTGTCACATATGAGGGTTTGGGTGGCACGAAGAAGTGGGAGCGTCTTGAAAGCTACGGTCCTAAATTCGTGGAAAACATCGTCCAAGCAACTTCCCGTGACATTTTGATGTATGCCATGAAGACACTTCGTTGCTGTCGCATTGTTGCTCATGTACACGATGAAATTATCATTGAGGCAGATCCACGTATGAGTTTAGATGCTGTGTGTGAACAGATGGCAAGGGTACCGAAGTGGGCAGAAGGATTACTTCTTCGTGCTGATGGTTATACTTGTGACTTTTATAAAAAAGATTAGAAAAAACGTCCTTTTTTACCTCCTGCCAAGGCTACCTGGTAGGAGGTGCTTTTTTATGAATGTAACAGAAATAAAACCAGGAATGCTTACGGCAGCAAATCTTCCAAAGACAACAGATGCACAGCTTCAGAATGAATATAACTATATCCTGGCGGAGAATTTCACAAAGAAACTTCTTGATAAAGGTCTGATTTCTGTTGATGAATTCAACAAGATCATGGCAAAAAACAAGGCAGTTTTCTCCCCATTCTTTGCCCGAATATAGGTAGATTCTACTTGATATATACACCCTTTAGAGTGATATATAGACTACCCCCAATTTGAAAGGAGGTCGAGACAATGAGACGAATAACAAAGATTGAAGCCACGGCTGCTTCTGCAGATAAGAAACTGCGTGTTGCTGCATATGCGAGAGTTTCCACTGGTTCTGATGACCAGCTGATAAGTCTTGAAGCACAGAAGAACCACTACGAAAGCCTTATAAAGTCCCGCCGAGATTGGGAGTTTGCGGGTCTATATTTCGATGAGGGTATCAGCGGCACAAAGATGGCAAAGCGTGATGGGCTTCTTTCCATGCTTTCTGATTGTGAAAGAGGAAAGATAGACTACATCATTGTAAAATCCATCAGCAGATTTTCAAGAAATACCGTGGAGAGCATCGAGACAGTTCGTAAGTTATACGGCATGGGGATTTACATTTTCTTTGAAAAAGAGAATATCGATACAGGAAAAATGGAGGGTGAGTTACTGCTGTCCATTTTATCCAGTTTAGCAGAAAGCGAATCAAGATCCATATCAGAAAACAGTACCTGGAGTGTTCAGAAGAGATTCCGAAACGGAACATATAAGGTAGGTTATCCGCCTTACGGTTATGAAAATGTAGATGGCCAGATGGTGGTGATACCGGAACAGGGAGAAGTCGTGAAATGGATGTACAAGCAGGTGCTTGCCGGAATTAGTCCTTCGCAGCTTGCTAGAGAACTGAATGAAAGAGACGTTCCAACGAAAAGAAACGGTAAGTGGACAGCACATACCATTATCGGAATTATCCGTAATGAGAAGAACACAGGGGATGTTATTTTCCAGAAGACTTATACGGATGACAGTTTTACTCGCCATGTGAATCGTGGAGAGAAAGACCAGTTCTATGCAAAGGACCACCATGAGGCTTTGGTAAGCAGAGAAGATTATGCGATTGCAAATGAGATGCTTGATAGAAATGGACTTGAAAAAGGCATCACAGCAGCTGATTCTAAATATCAGAATCGATATGTTTTTACCAAAAGGATTATTTGCGGTGAGTGTGGCAGCACCTGGAAGAGAAAGAAGTTTGATGGATACTTCGGTTTTAACTGTAGTCTGCACCTTAAGGACAAGGATGCCTGCAGTATGAAATCCATAAGAGAAGATAAGGTCAAAGCAGCATTTATTACCATGATGAACAAGCTGACATTTGGAAGGGATAAGGTTCTGAAACCATATTCAGCAGGACTTGAAGAAATGGAAAAGGCAGAGTACCTTGACGAACTAAATGCCCTGGAAGATGCGATGGAAGATAATCTTCAGAAGAGACAGCAGATTAAGACGCTTTTCTCTAAAGGTTTTATCGATCCAGCGGTATTTGCACAGGAAAATGACAGCCTTGTAAAAGGGTATGAGGAACTGACTGCAGACCGAAACGCAATCATAAAACAGATCAGTGGCGGAGATGAACGAAAGGCATCACTTAAGGAACTTCTGCATTATACAGCAAAAGGGCAGATGCTTTCAGAATTTGACGAGGAGCTTTTTATAAAGTTTGTCGACCACATCATTGTATATGAAAGAACGGAGATAGGGTTTGCCATGAAATGTGGTCCCGTATTCCGAGAAAGGATTGATTAAATGAAACATACACCATACGGATATGACATTGTCGGTGGTAAGGCTGTTGTGAATGAAGAACAGGCTGACATTATAAGAAAGATTTGCAGTAACTACCTTTCCGGTATGTCAATGACAGCGGCAGCAAAGGATGCGGGCGTTACCATGACACATAGCAGAGTGAAACACCTTCTGCAGAATAAACGATATCTTGGAGACGATTTCTACCCACCAATCTTAACGGAAGAACTCGCCCAGGATTTTGAAACAGAACGATTAAAAAGGGATGCCGCTTACAAAGGTATTAGATATAGAAGAAATATGGATATTCAGATTCCGGTTGCTTTCAAGATTCCGAGAGTGATTTCTAAATACAAGGATCCTGTGAAACAAGCGGAATATGCATATGCCTTGATAGAGAGTGAGGTGTAAGGTATGCAGGCATTAGCACAGAACGTAACAGTAATCCCAGCACGAAAAAGAGTCGGTTCAAGAAAAACAGAAGCACAAGTGCAGAAGATAAGAGTTGCTGCATACTGCCGAGTTTCTACAGATTCTGAAGAACAGGAAACAAGTTACGAAACACAGGTAAGTCACTACACAACCTACATTCAAAGTAAAGAAGAGTGGGAGTTTGTAAAGGTTTATGCCGATGACGGTATTTCCGGTACAAACACCATGAAACGTGAAGCCTTTAACCAGATGATAGAAGATTGTGAGGCGGGTAAGATTGACCTTATTCTTACCAAGTCCATCAGCCGATTTTCAAGAAACACGGTAGACTGCCTTAAGTACACCCGTCAGTTGAAAGCACTTAATATTGCGGTATTCTTCGAAAAGGAAAACATCAACACCCTGGATGCAAAAGGGGAAGTGCTTATGACTATCATGGCTGCACTTGCACAGCAGGAATCAGAATCTTTATCAGCCAATGTAAGACTTGGGATTCAGTACCGAAATCAGCAAGGAAAGGTTCAGGTCAACCACAACTGGTTCCTAGGCTACACCAAGGATGAAGATGGCAACCTTGTCATAGATGAAGCACAGGCAGAAATTGTACGCCGCATTTACAGAGAGTACCTGGAAGGTCAAAGCCTTCTGCAGATAAAAAGAAGTCTTGAAGCAGACGGCATTAAGAATGGTGCGGGACATTTAAAATGGCATGAAAGCAACATCAAGCAGATACTTACCAATGAAAAGTATATCGGAGATGCACTCCTTCAGAAGACTTATACGGTCAGCATCCTTGAAAAGAAGAGAGCTGAGAACAACGGGCAGATGCCAAAGTATTATGTGGAAGGCAGCCACGAAGCTATCATCGACAAGGACGTATTCCTAAAGGTCCAAGCAGAAATGGCCAAGAGAGCGAATCTTGTACCACAGGGAAAGAAGAGAGTATACACTAGCAAGTATGCACTTTCTGGTATGGTCTTTTGTGGACACTGCGAAGATATTTACAGAAGGGTCTATTGGAACAACAGAGGTAAGAAGAAATATGTATGGAGATGTGTATCCAGGGTGCTGAAGAAAAGCAGTGGGATTGATTGCCCTGCAAGAACCATAGAAGAAACAGTTCTTCATGATGCAGTTGTTACGGCAGTCAACGATGCCTTTGCACAAAAGAACATAGTGATACCACTTCTGAAACAGAACATCGAAGAAGTTATAAACGATGATCTGGAAGAAAAGATAAGAGACATCGACAAGCAGTTGGCAGAACTTCAGATAGAACTGATCAATGTTTCTGGTGATGAACTTGCCGTTGAGAGGTTAGGAACAGAGATAGTTGACCTTCGTGAAGAACGACAGGACATTCTGACAGCGGCAGCAGAGAGAAAAGACTTGCAGTTACGAATGCAGGAACTGATAGATTTCCTGGATGAACAGCATACTGCGATTACAGAATACAGTGAGACACTTACAAGAAGGTTAGTAGAAAAGGTCACAATCCTTGATGAAAAAATAGTAGTAACCCTTAAATCGGGAATGGAAATGGAAGTTGAAGCATAGAACGGATTACGGACACCTTGCAGAAATGCAGGGTGTTTTTTTCGTTCACAGTTTGTTAATGAAACACTTGCATCGGTATGATATAATGGTTAAGAAAACAGAAAACTTGAATTTGTAGAGGTGGCTATGGTATTTGATTTTTATCCTTGGAAAATAGATGTTGATATTGAGAATACAAGAAACTTTTATCAAGAGAATGATTATTCTTCCAATAAAGAATGGAATAAAATGTTTGTGGATGTATTGACTCCAATTCAGAGAGAAGTCTTTGACGAATTGGGTATTGATATGATGAAAATTGAAATTCGAAAGACTGAGTTTGAAGATAATGAAGAAGTTCCATTTATTTATACGATAAATTTCTTTTAGGTACTTTCTTTCCTAAAACTGATGTGATATAATAGCTTCATTCCAGAAAAGGAGTAAAAAATATGCGGCAAGGTATTCTTAAATAAAACTATAATCAAATAGTGGGAACAAAGGATTATGATAGTTCCTTTTGTGGGGGCTTG